ATTATCCACAGCCAATTGAAGAGACCATTATCGAGCCCTTCGCTGGCTCGGCTAGCTATGCCCTAGCCTATCCAAATAAAAAAATAATCCTCAATGATATTGATAAAAACGTATTTCGAATATGGAAATATTTAATTCGAGTGAGTGAAAAGGAAATTTTATCACTTCCTGATATGTCTCCTGATATGTCAATTCATGATCTCAAGGGAGTATGTGAAGAAGCAAGAATATTGATCGGGTATTGGTTAGGCCGTGGACGAGCTAGACCATGCACTAAGCCTGGAACCTGGATGAAAAAAGAAGATTATAAATCTCAAGTACTTTACTGGGGTTTAGGTGCTAAAAAAAGAATTTCATCTCAGCTCCAGTTTATAAGACACTGGAAAATTACAAATACTTCTTTTTGTCAGCTAGAGAATAAAAGGGCAACCTATTTCATAGATCCTCCATACTACAAAGGAGGAAAGCATTACACCCACCACAAAATAAATTACCATAAACTTTCTTTGTGGTGTCAAACAAGAGCAGGACAAGCGATTGTTTGCGAGAACCAACATGGTAATTGGCTACAATTTAAAGCACTGACCCAGCTACAAGGGACCACCAAAAAAACAGTGGAACACATATTTCATAAAATAACAAAATGAAACAATAATATATATCTATAAAATATAATCGCACCCATGAAGGGTGCTTTTTTTGTGCTTGCTCTATGATATGACAATCTATCCAAAAAAAGGTATAAAAGAAGGGAGATGTAAGGAGCAAGGAAATTGGAAGAGTCTTTTTTAAAATACTTCTTGGACTATGGAAGTCTTGGAGTTATGGCCATGATATTCTTCTGGATGTTACTGAAAAATCAAAAGCAGATGGAAGAAGAAAGAGATATCCACAAAGAAGAGCAGGAAAAAATTCGGGATAGGTTTCAAGCTGTAATTGAGAAATATGACTCCGAAAAAGATGCCCTATTTCAAGAAAGGCTTAACAGCTTAGCACAACTTAAGACAGAAATAGAAGTGCTAAGAAACATCAATGATGATCAAAAAGAATTATTAAATGAGTCTCTTAAAGAGCTAAAAGAGTTAAGAACAGAAGTTAATCTATTCCACCGAGGAAATTCATAATGTCTATTTGGAAAACTTTTACCGGCTTCTTTCAAAAGAAAGCCCAGCTTGAAAAAAAACCAGAGAAGCCAAACCTTGGTGCTAGCTGGGTTTCTCCTTTTGGGGTTAGAAATGTATTTCCTCCAAAAGATAGTCTAGATGCTTTTGGTGAGCATGCTTATTTATTTGCCGCACTACAAAGAACCACTGAAGATCTTTCGGCTTTACCTCTGCAGGTTATAGCAGGTAAAGGAAAGAACAAAAAAGTAATTGATGAGCATCCAGTAATTGAGCTTCTTAATAACCCATCTTCAGATGTTGACGGCTACCTTTTCCGCCAACAAATCACCCTAGACCTAATTCTATCAGGAACATTTTTTATCTTGATGCTCGGAAAAGGGAAGACACCAACAAGCCTGATCAGGCTACACCCAGAAGAAACCTTCTTTGTAACTGATGATAAAAAAGGGCTTGTTGGCGTAAAGAATACAAGCAACGGATCTGAAGTATATTACCCACTCGAAAAAGTTCTCTATGGAAGAAACCCCAGCTATATCAAAGGCCCAAAGTCTTTATATGGAACCGGAGCTGTCCAACCACTCTATGAAGAACTCAAATCCGATATCAATGCAATGATGTTAGCAAGTGAAGCATCTGGAAAAGGCCGCCCAGATGTTTTAATATCCCCTAGCGATGAAGCCGATGTATGGCCAAAAGAAGTCAGAGAAGAAATAGTAAACAGTTATAAACAGATGGCTAAGAGTGGAGGAGCAATTGCTTTATCTGGAATGGCTAAGATTGACCTGCTTAACCTCAGCCCGAGAGAGATGGAATACAAAGAAGCCAGAACGATGGCCCGTCAATCCATCAGTGCTGCTATTGGTGTTCCTCCTTCAGTACTCGGTTTACCAGATGCAAATTATGCGACTTCATTAAACCAGAAAAAGACCTACTGGAATAACCAGATCCACCGAGCAAAAAAACTGGATATGGTTTATTCTAAGCTGGCTAAATTATGGGACATCAACCTAACCGTAAAACATTCCTTTTCAGATATCGAAGCACTAGACAATAGAGACAAACAATTGGAGAGAATAGCCAAGCATATAGAATTGGGAATGGACCCTGCAGATGCCTATTTCTATGAAGGGCTAACAGATGCGCCTTTCGTTACTAAGAAGGAAGAAGAGAAGAGTATCATTGACAACGAAGAGAAAGATATTCTTTTAGACTTCTTCACCAAAAACATCGAGAGCAGGGAAAAAAAGTGGAAGGAGTGGATAGAGAAGAAGCAACAACCAGCGGAAATAAAGTTTCTGGATGCTTCAAAGAAGTACCTAAAGAAGAGTAAAAAGTTAATACTACAGAAGTTTTCAAAGCTGAAAAGTATTGCAGTCATATCAATTCATGGAGATTGTTACAGGTACTTCAAAAAGGATATAAGGCTAACAACTGACATGATAGGCCCACAAGAAAAGCAAGACCTAATTGATGATACACTAGCTAGAGTTTACACCAAGACCTTCACCGAGAATACAGAAGAAGAGCTATTATCAATTCTTAGATCTGCCAATGTTGATGGTAAAGACATTACAATAGATTCTGAGCTATCTGGAAAGTTCCTCTCTGATTTGAGTAACAACCTTATGAAGACCACTTTCCAAGATGTGAATAAAATCATCAACAAGGGGATTCAAGATAACCTTTCTGTTTCCGAAATCTATGACAAGATTGATAACTCTAAAGTGTTTGATATTGCTAGGGCCCAGAAGATTGCAAGAACCGAAGCAACGAAATGCATAAACGCTGCGAAGCTTCAGGCGATGGACACAGCCCAACAAAATGGAATAGTACTAGAGAAGGAGTGGTTATCAGAAAGAGATGACACAGTTAGAGAAGCCCATCTAGCTCTTGATGGTCAGCGGGTTAACGTAAATGCTGAATTTGTTGTTCCTTCTGGGGAGTATTCCGGAGCAAAAGCCATGGGCCCATGCGATTTTGGAATTGCTTCTTTAGATGTAAATTGCCGTTGTACCGTATTTTCAGAAGTCCAAGCACAAGAGTAATATTTTAAGATATATATATATATTGATATATTATTGAAATTGTTTTAATATAAGAAGGCGAGGGAAGACAATGAAGACGAAAAGTTTATTCATCAAAAGACTAGATAATGACTCTAGCGAGGTTAACCGGTTCTCTTTTGTAGCATCAACCGAGGCACCAGATCGCTATGGAGATATTATCAATGTTCAAGGGTGGCAGCTAGAGAACTATCGATCAAACCCAATAATTTTATTAAACCATAATGCCTCAGCCCTTCCCATGGGCCGTGGTGATGTTGCAATTGTTGATAATCAATTAATGATAGAAGTCGAATTCGATATGGAAGATGAGAAGGCCGCCGAGGTAGCTCGTAAAGTTAAAGCTGGATTCATCAATGCTGTGTCTGTTGGTTTCAACTCTGGGGCTTCAGTCTATAGGAATGAACTACCAGAGGAAAGCAAGTACTATGGGGAGAAAGGTATTTATTTCCAAAGTGCTGAGCTTTTAGAAGTCTCGATAGTTACAATTCCAGCTAATCCCGAAGCCATTGCAGCAAAAGAATATAAGCCGGACACTGAGCAACTAGCCAAAGAAGTATCCGCACAAGTAGCCAAACATATTTTGGAAGTCCTAGAGGAAGAAGGGAAATATATTGTAACCTATGCCAAGCCAGCCCCTGAAGCTGTAGAAGAAGAAGTGATAGAAGAAGGCTACAAGGAAGAAGAAGAAGACAAGGAAGAAGAAAAGTATTTTACCAAGATTTCTAACTTTCCAGAAAAAGGGGAAGATAAAAAAATCAGCTTGAGAAACTCAAACCATAAAATCTTTCCCCTTGATTTTGCCCAAAGAATAAAAGAAGAGTATCCTGATATTTGGGGTAAAGGTGGAAACATTAAAGGCAATGCCCAATATGCAATTCTATCTAAAATCCAAAAAGAAAATAATGGAGCTGCGGAAACACCATCACAAGAAAAGGCCATAAAAGTTAGAGAAGCATGGGCTGCTAGACATAAGGAAAATTATCTTCTGGCTGGTGTAGTTGCACAAATGAAGTGGCTAGTTATTGGCTCAAAAGGTATTGAGCACATGAAAAATGTTATCAATGAAGAAATTAAAAAACAAAAAGAAAAGAATTTCAACATGGCCTTAATGGCTGAATTAATCAACATGACAGGAGCAAAATAATGTCAAATGATAAATTGGCTACTGAAGCCAGACAAATAATAGAAGGCATCCGCCGACATCAAGTAAACAGTGAGAACAAGCTAACCAATGTGGAAAAGCAAGTTTCAGATCTAAAGTTCGCCATGCAAAAATTGACCGAAGCCCAAGAAAAGCCGGTTGTTATTGAAGGAAAAAATGATGGTTTAAAACAGTATGTTCGTGAAGAAGGCTTACAGCTTTTCACTAAAAAACGATCTGTCCATATTGCTGGCTATGGAAATGTAACCATTAAAGAAGAAGGTTTGATCGACACAGAAAAGAACCATTCTGAATGGCACCATGAATTGAAGAACATTGTCACCAAGAAGAACCTTCTCCGAACCTTCTGCCCGCATACCCCAAAGACTGATGCTGAGCTAGTTCGTCATCTTGACAAAGCACCTGGTTTTATGAAGCCAGCGATCCAAAAAAGTTTATATGATGCAGCCGGACAAGGTGCCGAATTTATACCAGATGACTTTCGTGATCAGCTTTATATGGAATATAAGACTCCAAGCATGCTTGCAGAACAATTTGAAGTGGTTCCAACTCAATCCAATGTTATCTTGATTCCACGCTTTGATAACCCTGGTGGTCGTCCTTACATTAAAGGCGCTTTAACCTCGGACACTGTAACAGATAATATTTTCACAGCTTCAACCCCAACAACTGCACAAGCTAGCATAGCTATCAAAGGCTTCGCTGCTCGTTATCGTGTTTCTGGTGATCTCATTGAAGATTCTGCTGTTTCAATTCTTCCATCACTCCAACGAAGTATCCTCCGTGATCTTACTGATGGCTATGAGGATTGTATGCTCAATGGAGACACCACTGCTGGGCATGCTGATGATATCGCAAACTGGAATATTCGATCCAGATGGGGAACTGTTCCTGCTCTAGGTGGTTCTAGTGATCACCGAAGAAATTTCAAAGGTCTTAGAAAACTTGCTTCAGATGCGAGCACAAGTGATATTGCTATTCTTGGTGGCGCTGCTGTATCTGCAGATGACATTATTTCTGGTTTGGCTTTGATGGCTGAATATTCAAGCCAAGACATGATGTTGGTAACCTCTCCAGAAATGCTTTTGACTCTATTCAAATTAACTGCTGTACAAACCATTGATAAGTATGGACCAGCTGCGACAATTGTATCTGGCTCATTGGCCTCCATATTTGGAATGCCTATTTTGGTTTCCCGTTACATGGGCGCCGATCTTAATGCTAGTGGGTTATATGATAATATTACAAAAACAAAATCAGGAATAATCCTTGTTAATCGAGCTTCATACAAGCATTACCAACGTCGTGGAATTACTGTTGAAACCCAACGAGATATTAATTCCGATGCTGTTAACGTAGTCGCTACACTACGTAGAACATTTGCTTCACCAGATCCAACTGCAACAAAGAATGTGGCTTATCTTTGTAACAGTGAGAACTTCTAATTAATCATGGCTCTTGTTAGTGCATCAACTCTTAGAGAATACTTACCTGAGATCGCTGGTAATACAGCGATCGATGGTGAGCTTAATTCCTTGATCGCACGAGTGGAGAAGGGGATCGCAAACTTTCTTGGTTTTCCATTTAATGAAAGTTTGCTTTCCCCATCTCTAGAGTCAACAACATATACCTTCTATGTTGATGGCCCGATCAATAATGATTTCTATACACTGCAATTACCAATTGCTCCAGTGACTTCAATCACTTCTATCCATGCCGACGCTGGAAGAGAATATGCTAGTTCATCTTTGATTGATGCTTCAACCTATGAATTAGATCAGAAGTATGGAAGAGTAATTCTAAAACCAAAGATTCTAACCAAGTACTTTGATACTGGTTACCGAGCCAATAAGGTTGTTTGTGTAGCTGGATTCGTAACAGCACCCGCCGACCTGGAACATGCTATTTGTATTCTTGCTTCTATGGCACAAAGAAATAAAACCAACCAAGGGAAGGATTCCATCAACAGCAGGAATGGAAGTATAAAGCTTTCAAAGAAAAGTTTACCCTTAGAAGTAAAAGAATATCTATGGCCTTATAGATCACCAAACACTATTTTGTAGGTGACCTATGAGACTAAGAGATTTTATAAAACGATTGTTTAAAAGTGAAAATACTTTTGACTCAAAGCTAAAGAGTCACCTTAAGACAACATCAAACAGGCTTAAGAAACAAGCCCGGTTGAATGCAACAATCGACCCCAAAAGAAGAACTGGAAACCTGTACAATACCATTTCAGCTCCGATAAAAAAATCGAGCTATGGTTTTTTTGTTGCTCTTCAGGCCGGATCTTCAACTGTAAATTATGCCCCTTTTGTTGAGCTTGGAACTAGCAGGATGTATCCTCGGCTTTTCTTAGAACGAGCTAGACAAAAAGAAGAGAAGAAATTACCCGCCGAGCTTAAGAAGTTTGTAACCATATTCACCAAGACAATATAAAATGCCCGATTCAAGAATAGTTAAGATCCACAAAAAAATAGCCGAGCTAGTCAGTGTTGATTTTGCTACTGGCTTCAGTGGCCTTGATTTTTCAGATCGTGGTTTTAGGTTTGTGCAGCTAGACAATATCATGATCCCTTCTGTTGGAATTAAATTTGTTGACTCCATCGAAGAGAATACAAATGTAACTCTAGGAAGATATAAGGGAACCGCTGTATTTGAGGTTTATGCTTTTTGTGGTGGAACGACGAACC